ACAATTCGAATGCCATAATTAGTATTTTTGAAATCAACGCCCACTCTATACGGGTCTTCGGCGACCCCAATACCAAACACTGGTTTCGCTTCAACTTGTGTAAATTTAGACGTGTCGAGACCATTGAGTTGGTTTACGCCTGTCGCCAATCCATTTTGTGTATTAAGTGACATAAGGCTATGATTCATTTGTTGATACGATTTAATAGAATTGATAAAGTTGGTTTCTAATTCAGACAACGGTCGGGAGTCGGCTGCTGGAACCGATACATCAATTTCGTTCTCAATAGGAAATTGAACCCCGCCCTTCAAAAACGAAACCCGTTGAATTTGAGCATCAGCGTTATACACACCAGCAGACGAGTTTTGTAATTTCGGAGTTCCGAACCCATCCTGCTGATAGTTATTAATATGCGTCGTTGGAAGGAAATTATGGAACACACTAAGAGTTTTGCCAGTGCCTAAGTTATAATTTTGAGTGGAATCGCTAGAATTAATAACCGAATAAAGATGACTAATAGCATTGTAGGACAACGAACCAGTTGATGGATTAGACATTTGTTGCGTTCCTTGTTCATCTGGGACTAAAAGATTATAAGACAGCGACACATCTCGTAATTGATAGAAACAACCAGTTCCAGTGCCAGCATCATTTTGAGAAGTTCCAGCATTGTCAACCCAACCTCCTAAAACCTGAGCATCGGGAGCTAATTGTAATTGGACAATCATGCCACGGATTCCATTAGTTCCAATAGGAATTTCGGTTCCTCCCGAAAGAAGACCAGTTCGAAGCGGAATTGAAAACGACACATCTTGATTGACAGAAAAAGCACCATTCATTCCACGAGATGCGGTAATAGATTCAATTTGCACATTAGTGTCAATATCTTCTTGACTATGAGTAACAGATTGTGCCGATGCTAAATATCGTCCATAACTTCGAACCACTTCTAGTGTTTGATTTGTCATAGAACTGAGAGTGATTTGGTCGATAGCGCTTGCAACACCAATTCGAGAAGAAAGCCCAACATTAAAAGCAGTCCCGCCTTTATTGCCGTTATTATCTGGCAGAACTGGCACAGCCTCTGTCGAAGTTGGTTGATTAACACGTAAAACACCGTTAAGTCTCATAGATGAACCAGAGAGTAGTTTTGGTTGGTTAGGGATTAAAAATTGCATAATTGGAAAACCTTCTTTAAAGGAATAAGCATTATTGGCGGGTGGATTAAGTGGAAGGATTTCAACTTTTTCAACGTTAACGATATTCATACTCATCTTTATAATTAATACAGATATTATTTTTTTAATAATTAATTTAAATTAAATATTAAAAATCGCCTAGATTATTTACATAGTGACAATTCCTTTTGATGAAATATTAACACGCCTCAACGATTGAATAAAATGTTCGAATAATTTCTCACTGGTGGCTCCTTCATATTCCACACGGAGTGATAAATCTTGTGGGTTAAGGTTCATAACTTGACCATATTTGGAAAATGCTCGTCCAATCAAAAATCGGTCTGGAACTCGAAGCAGATTTCGGACACCATAGCCTGCATTAACTAATGACTTTTCCAATTCTACAATATGAAGAGCATCAGTTCGCTGCGGGGTTTGTGTGTATCGGTCTAATTTAATAGGTCGATCTGGGATTAGACTGCCACCATAAACATATTGGTAATTTTGACATCCGTCAGTTTCTCCCTTAAAAGAATCGAGAGCAATGTTATTCTGTTGACTAATACCTAATGGAACCGACATAATCGAATAAGCTCGCGTTTGCGTTGCTGGGATTAGTTGATTAGTCAAACCATTAGTTGTAGAAAGATTAAATCGGTAAAGAGTCCAAGTTCTAAAATCGAGCGAAAGTCCAGCATCCGTGCTGACTTGTTTCATCATACCTTCGATATATTGTGGTGGCGGTTGAACTTGCAATAAGAGCATTTCCATGTCTTGAATAGTATAACTAATTGGAACAGCCGCTGCTGCTGCAAGAGTTGCTGGCTCAACTTGTGTAACCGTAATTCCGTTGGTTCGGTCTTCTTGTTTAATGTAAATTCGTGAATTCTCTGGGTAATCAGTCGCAGTTCCAGTTCCACCAGAATTAAGACCAAGAGCATCGCCTATCGCACGATTTGGACAGAAAACAAGTTTTAAATCATTGTCACCATCACTCGTCATTGAAGAAATAACACCGAGCTGTGCTTCGGCAGATCTATCAGCAAGAGCAACATACAACATATCACCAATATCAAAAGGGTTGTTATTGGATGGTTCAGCATTACGGTTAACACCTCGTTTATTCGGAGCATCAACGGGTCGTTTAATAATAACTTCAAAAACATCAGTAAGTGCCACTTTTTCTTGTTTAAGAGCGGGAGTTGCACCTGTTGCACCAAGCATTGCCACTTTGGTTTCTACATCATTAAGTCCTAATTTAAGTCCTAAATCAGTAGGATTTTCCAGAGAACGGTTTTTATTGTCAAGAGTCATTTGAACTCTAAGACCCTGTGTTGCAACAACTGGGAACACTCGATCACCGCCTAAAATTCCAGAATAAATTGGTTGAGTAATTTCGACAGTTTTTGCTTCACGTGATTCAGATATGGAGTTAGTTTGCCATGCACCAGAACCGCCATAAAACAATTGTTCATCAATATTTTGATTAGCACTTCGACCTTCAAATAAATCTCGTTTATGTGCAATACTTTCATTTTGGGTATACCCCCACCATTGAGAAGTTAAAACATTGTAATCTTGAATAGATTCTAACTCAGTAGAACCAGTTCCATCCATAATTCGAAGATCGCGGAGCAAACTATGAACACCAGCACGGTGAGATGGTCGAGCAAAACCTCGACCAGACATAGTCAATTTATATTTCATTTGAGTTTGTCGTGGGTCAAAAAACCCAACATGTTGTGGAATAAGCCACCTAATGTTATTTTGATTGGCTGGGTTATAATCAATTTGGGCTTCTGGCTTAATAGAAATAGTTTTTGTAGGCACGAACATCGAAGTATCATTGGATTTGAACATGTTGCTATATTATTAGAACAAGATTTTAATTTTAAATTAAATATTTAAATTAAAAATTAAAATATAATGTCGGTTTTACCCATTTTAAAAGACCGCAAAATTTATGTGTTTAACTCTCTAAAATGCGGATGATGATGCTGGCGTATCCGTAACACTATCAAAAGATGGAAGAACCATTTCACCTTTTGATGATGCTGTTGCTGTTATTGGTGCGGATGGCGGTTTATGTGGGTGATGAAATATTTCATATAATCCAACGCCAACACTTGCTAAAATTCCTACAACTGGTACGGCATCTAATGCAAATGTTCCCGCCGCTAATGCTGCATCGCCAACAGCGGAAAGGGTAGCAGCTGCTTCTCCGGCTGCTGCTACTGTTCCTTCTCCTGCTGCTGCTACGGTTCCTTCACCAGTTACAAGCGTCGATTCGGTGCCAGCTGCCGTTGTCGTTTCAGCGGGACTTGCTCCAAAAGTTTGTAATTCTTGCGTTGGCGGAACAGCGTCCATAGTTTCCGGTGGCTCATATCCGCTTAAATTTCCAGATGATTCAAAAGTAGAAGTAGGCGGATCTTCTGTAAATTGTGCTGCTGCTTCTGCCGAAAGACCACCACTTGGACCGGCACTACTACCCTCAGCAACGGCACCGGCACCTTCTGGGAGCAAATCACCACCTTCTACTGCTTCTGGTGTTTCTTCTTCTTCTGGCGGTATTCTGCCTTGTTCTTCTACCGGTTGTTCTTCATCTTCATCTGGTTTACTGTCCCCATCTTCATCTCCTTCTGTTTTTTTTGGTTTTAATCTGTCCTTAATATTTGATAAAGCAAGTTGTCCAGCTAATACAGACCCACCAATACCACCGGCAACATCCTGAGCCGATTTTAATTTTTCCATAGCTAAATTGTGTTTTTCCGTCCAATTTCTAAAAAAATCTGTGTCATATGTGGATACATAACTTTTAATTGATTCGGTGGCATTGCCAAAACCAGCAACAGTCGATTCGTATTGTGCTAAACCTTCGCTCATATTTTATATTATATGAGATATTTTTTTTATTAATATAAATTTAAACTGAGTTTTGTAAAACTCAACCAAACTTATATTAATTATTCTGGTTCTACTTTACCTTTTTTCATCATTTTTTTTCCTTTAACTGCTACTAATTTTTTTGGTTTATACGATGCTTTTGCAACGCTCATTGCTTCTTTGTAAGATATTTTCTTCTGTGCGGCAACTTTTTTAACGTGATCGATCCAAGCAGACATTTTATATACTATGTCTAGACAATAATTTCCTTATTAAAATTTAAATGGAGTTTTGTTTCAAGATGCCTATTTTTATGGCTTCGGGTATAATGTCCACCACAATCACAATTAATTCTAATATCCCATCTCTTATGCCATGCTACTGGGTCTCCTACCGCTCGCATTCGATTTAATGTGGGATTTAACTCGTCCATAAAATGTTGTTCTCTCTCGAATTTTTTTTCTTTATCGCATGTCTCTAAAATAGTGCAAACAATATTTTCCCAACCGATATTTCTAATATGAGTATAAATTTTATTATTATAACCCTTATACTTTTCATTATAACTTCTCGATTTATGCATTGTTAACCGTTTTGTCAAATTGTTTGTAGAACCAATATAACTATCTTCACCGATATCTAATTTGTAAATATTCGCCATTTTATAATCATTATTAGCCCATTTCCTTTAAGTCGTAATAATCGTTATATTATATTAGTCCTTTTTTGAATATAATGTCTGTTGTTCCGTAGAATGAAGCATTTTTTCGCTTACAGCATCCTTCTCCTTATTTTGTGCTGGAAATTTATCTGAAATAAAAATATGTCTAATCATTGATGAACTAATATTTTTGCCAGTAGGAGCAAATGTTTTTTGCAAGTATTTTGTTAAACCATTAGCAGTCATAGGTTCTTTTTTACTATTCAATAAAAGGTGTCCCGACTTATTAAATTTAAACCAAATGTTTAAAGCAGAGTTTAATTTTTTCCCAACAGGGATGAGTTTCGTCCCATATTTGCCTGATGTTTTATAATCTCCGAGACTAAATGATTTACTATTCCTAGATTTAATGACGACATAATTTTGAGCTGTTTTTTGTTTATCAGTTAATTTATCATAATCAGCATTACTAATTGTCTCCATGATATAATTATTTCTAAGCGGGGGATTATCATCTAAGATATAGAGAGAAGCCACAATCCATTTTTGGAGTAAATCAAATTCTTTATTTGTTAATGAATCGGGTTCTTTTTTAAATATTCCCTTCTCATTTAATTCATTCCGATATTTTCTCATAACCTTCCTTAAAGTTTCTAAACTTACCCAATTTTTGTCTTGTGTAGCACTTTTGCTCTGCTCTTCCATATCAGCGTTGAATTTTTTAGCCAGCTCTTCCATCTCATCCCGATAATAACTTATAAGTTTCTCATCTTTATCGAATGCCATTAATGTAACAACAATCGATGCTAGATATGTTTTTCTAGTCGATAATTTTTTATCTTCAATAGTTGACATAACTTTCTCTCTGTCTTTCAAAAAATCCAAGTCTTTGATTTCTGTATCAAACATTGATTTATGTAATTTATTAATATTGCCTACATAAGCATTTATCGATGACGGTCTTAATTTTCGTTTGTCTCCAATTTCTTTTCTAATAGTATCAGTAAAAGTCATTATATAATATAGATTAGATAATAATTTTTAAATAAATAAATAAAACTATAATAAAACTAAAAAGCAAAATTTACGTTGGTAACCAACAACCACGTTTGGCATATCCTTATTAGTAAATAAAAAGCCAAACGTGGCAGCAACTCCTATTCCGTCAACCAAGTAAATTTGATTAAGTCAATACTATATTGAGACTGA